CGTGGCGGCCATGTCGTCTTTGATCTGCTGCGGGGTGTTGGCCTGGCTCGCGAGGTCGGCCAGCACCTCGAGGAAAAAGTGCCCGGACTCGTGCAGGAAAGTGGAAAGGTCGGCGTTTTCGTTCAGCGTGACGAGCAGCTGCTCGGGGCTGAACGTGCCGCGGGGGCCCTGCTCTAGGACGCCTTCTGGCCCAGCACTTCCTGTGCGATCGCCAGGTCCTCGTTCTCCTCGTTGAACTCCTGCTGCGCCGACAGCGGCCTGAAGCTCGGCGTCGACGGCTGCGCTGGCGGCGGCGATGTCGGCGTCGGGGATGCCTTGGCTGCGGGCGAGCTTGGCTGCTGCGTTTGCGTAGTCGGGAGCTTCGTCGTCTTCGTAGCCATCGGTTGCCTCATCGGATGTTTTTGCAGCATCGTACAGGCGCTTCTCAGGATACCAGAGCAGCGCTTGCAGGTCTGACATTGTAAGCGCTGGATAGGTTTTCTGGAGTTCGCCCAGCACCTGGGCAAACACCTTGCGAATGTTGCCGCGCTCAGGGGGCCCCGACGGAGCTTCTTTTTGTCCGTCGAGATATTTTGTTAAAGCGTTGCCCGCCTTGCGCAGCTCGTCGCCAACCGAGACGCGCTCCTGGCCTTTTTTGGGCTCGCCCAGCAGCTCGGTAAAGCGCGCCTGAAGTGTCTCATCGGCGACACCGATGACGGCCATGGCTTTGCGGTTGGCTGGCTTTTGCGAAGCCTTCCAGATCGCCTGGCCGACCGCGTCGACGTCGCCGACCGTGAGCTTGCGCTTGATGATCGCCTCGAACGCTTTTTTGTCGGCAGGCGTGAGCGCCTGGATCAGGCCCTTGAGCAGCGTGCGCTTGGCCTTGACCTGCTCGGGGTTGGCCTCGACCAGGGTGCCGGTCCAGCGGCCCCAGGTGCGCATCAGCCAGCGGTCCATGGTGAGCTGCTCGAAGCGCCCGTACAGGTTCATGAAAAACCCGTTGCCGATCTTCGGACCCAACGCTGCGGCACCGTACACCAGGGTGGTCTTGTTCTCGCCGGTGACCTTGTTGCCGGTGAACTTCTCAACCTCGCCAGCGGGCTGCAACGTGGTCATGAACTTCTCGACCACCTCGAAGCCGTGCTTTTCGATCAGCGTGTTGTAAAGCCCCAGCGAGCGGTTGATCGCTTCGGCGGCGGTGCCGATGCCGACGTCGGTGGGCATCTGGCCGGTGGTCTTGTAGCCCTGGTAAACCTTCTCAGCGAGCTCAAAGTTCTTGTCGACCTTGAGCCCGTTGGAGGTCACGGCCATGGCCCACACAAACGCGAACTTGGCCTGCGGGTCGGTGGCGATCTCGGGGTGGATCAGCGACACCAGGCGCAGGGCCTTGGTCACTTTCTCGTTGTACCAGCCGACCGCGTTGGCGTTGGTGCGCAGCGCAGTCAGGCCATCGGCCAAGGCGATGCGCACCAGGTACTGCTCGGTGCCTTGCGTGAACTCGTCGAGCTTGACCTTGGCGGCTTTGGCGGCAGCGACTACGCGCGCTTGGAGGGAGAGCTTGAAGTCGCGGTTGGTGGGGAACGACTGGGTGGCGGCGAACTCAAACGCCGACTCGACGTTGGCGGTGGCGTCGACCTCGGCCGGCACGGTCTTGCCCTTTTCCTGGACACCGCGCTGCTCGAGGGCGTTGGCGTCATTGGTTGGGGTGTAGGTGTATGTTCTTTCCCCTTGCACCAACCGGTCGCCCATCTGCAACGAAACTTGAGACGGCTGCAGCCAGTCGATGTTTTTCCAAAAGTTGTCACCACCTTCAGTCACACCGACAATCGACAACGGCTTTCCCGTGGCGTCGGCGTAGCGTTTTAATGCTTCTACGGCTTGCCGTCCTCGCCCTGTCCCTCGCACCGGTTTAGTTAGATCAGTTGGATCTTTTGCGTAGACGTTGATGACGTAAATGCCGTCTGGGTCGTCACGGACAGACATTTGCACTTTGCTGTCTGTGAACTCCAGTGTGAAGCTGGTGCCGGTTCCGAAAGCATCATCCTGAGAAATATCGGACACCGTTGCGCCGGTAATGCTTGCCACTTGATCAGTCATTGAACCGGCGTTCAGCACCTGCCCGCCCGGCCCCTTTGCAGCTACCTTGAGGCTGTAGCGCTGGAAGAGCTCCTGCGGCGTCAGCCCGACGCGCGCGGCCATGGTGCTGAAGAAGTTGGCCTGCAGCGTGGCATAGGCGTCGTTCACGTCGGGCGTGAACCGCCCGGTGGTGCTGAGCTGCTCGAGGATCGCGGTCTTTACCTGCTCGCTGCTTTGCTGCCAGGCCTGGGTGTCGGCGGCTTGCTGCAGCACGCGGTCGGCTTCCTGGCGCAGGAACTGCTCGGTGAGCTGGGCCTCGACGCGCGAGGGCGCGTTGGGGCGCATGCGGGCGTTGTCGTTGAGGATCTGCTCGAGCTCGGTGCCCGGCGCCACGGTGAGCACGTCGGCCATCGGCACAGCGACCGTGCTGTTGGCCTCGAGCGCGCCCGGGATCTGCTCGCGCACCGACTCGGGCAGCTGCGCCAGCAGGTTGGGTGCGAGCTGGTTCAGCACCTCGGCGTCGACGTAAACCTCTTTCTTGGCGCCGTCGTTGGCGTCGACCACGCGCTGCACGTGGGCGCGGAACTGCTCGGGGCTGCGCTGGCGCAGCATCGAGGTCGCGGCCAGTTGCATCTGCTGCTGCAGCAGGTCCTGGTCGAACTGCAGGCTGCGATCGCTCGCGGCCTCGATGACCTTGTTGATGCCCTTGATCGTGGAGGTCTGCACGCCCACGCCGACCAAGGTGGCGATGAACGTCTGGTAGGCGGCCTCTGGGCGCTCCTGAATAAACTCGGCCAGGGTCTTGTCCGGGTTCAGGTTCATCCACTCGTTGAAGTCTTGCGTCAGCGTGGTGAGCTGCTCGGTCCAGCCCTCGCTCAAAGTTTGGCGGCCGAGCAGTTTTAGCAAACCGGTATTGGCGGCCAGATCCCCGAACAGCTTGGCGGCGGGGATGCGCTCAAACACGTACTCAAACGTGCCCTGCGGAATCGCGTAGACGGCCGCCTGCAGCTGGTTGCGGCCTTGGTCGCGTGCCTCGTTGAACGCGGCCGAGCCCACGCCCGCCGAGAGGATGCCGGCCACGGTTGATGCGGCTTGATTGGCGGTGGCGTAGAGCCCGCGGTAGAGGCCCACCGGCAAGACCGCAAGGCTGGTGCCGGCCGACTGCAAGCCTGAGCGCACGGCCTGGCCGGTGCTCGACTCAGCCTGGAACCCGTACTCGTCCATCACGCCCTGCAAGCGCTTGGCGGTGCCGCGCGCGGCCTGCGCCCCGCTCTGCCAGCCGATCAGGTCGTTGACGGTGCCGGCAACGTCGAAAGCCATCTTGCCCACGCCCACCGTGCCGCCGAGCGCCACGGACTTGGCGGCGCCGGCGAGATCGCTCGGCAGACCGCCTTTGCCGTCGGCGCCCATGACGTAGCGCACGCCGCGGCCGACCGAGCGCTCGAGGTTCTTGAGCGTGTCGAGGTCGTCGATCGAAGTGGTCGTGAACGTCGGGTCGACCAGCTGCCGGTAGAGCACCGGCGACTCTTGCGCCAGCTGGATCAGGTCAATGGCACGGGCGCGCTCTTTGAGGCGCAGCGCCTCGAGGTTGCGCTCGACCACCGGCAGCGGCACGCCCGAGGTTTGCGACAGGCGCAGTCGCTCGGCAGCGATGTCCGGGTCGCCCTGCAGCGCCGACTCGATGACGGTGCGGGCGCGGTTTTGTTGCAGGTTCTGCTGCTCACGCGCCAGCGGCAAATAGGGGTTGTCCTGAACGTCGGGCGATTGCGGTGCGCGCTCCTGCGCCAGACGCAAGTAGTCGGTCATTTAGCGGTGCCTTTCGCGGCGGCGTTGGGGCTGAACGTGACGCGGTCTTTGCTGGCGCGATCGATGATTGCTTCGATCTGCGCGTCGGTCAGACCCAGGGTTTTGAGGTCGCTGGAAATATCACGCACGCCAACTTCCAGTTGCTCTTTGAGGGCGGTGGGCAGTCGCGTGTCGTTCAAGAGCCGCTTGACCACGTTCTCGAGCTGTCGTGTGAGCGTCGGAACATCTGCCGGCTGCGCGGGCGCTGGCGCCGCGGCGGGCCGGGTCTGAACCGTGCTTTCCGCGGCTTCGCGCATGATTCGCTGCCGGTCGTTTTCGAGATCGGTTCGCGCCGCGGGCGCCGGGGCAGGCGCCGGTGCGCGCGCGGCCGGGGCGGGTGCCCTTGCAGGCGCTGGTGCGGCTGCGGGTGCCGGCGCTGCTGCCGGCGCAGGGGCAGCGGCCGGCGCCGGTGCAGACGGCCGATTGCGCTGGGCAGACAAGTACATCTCGACCACGGACTGCTCGGTGGGCACCTGGCCGGTGGCCTGCAGCGCCTGGATGATCTGGCGGCGATCGGTGGCCGGCACCGAGGACACCTTGTAGTTCTTGCCGTTGACGCGCACGTAGGCGTTGCGCATCTCGTCGGGCGTGACCAGGGCCGTGGGCTTTTGCGGGTCGGTGCCCCACTCGTCGACGTACACCTTGTCCATCACCACGCGGTCGACGATCGCCTGCTTCTCGTCGGCGGTCAGATCCTTGCCGCCCTTGTTGGCCGAGGCCAGGCGTACCTGGCGGTCGATCTCGAGCGTCAGTCGCGACGCGGCGTCCGGGTCTTTTTTCTTGTCGATGCCCAGGCCGACCAGCGCGTTGTTGATGCGCGCCTCGTCGGTCAGCATGCTGTCTTGCTTGACGCTGCCGGGCTTGGCCGCGGCGCCCTGGATGTCGAGCAGCGACTCCATCTGCGCCGGCGCGATCCGTTCGGTGTAAGCGCGCAGGTCGACCTTTTCCCCGCGGGCGAGTTTTTCGCGCACGTCGATGTAGGTGCGCATGTCGGTCTTGACCGGAGTGCCGGCGGCCAGGCGCTCGGAGCGGGTGCGCTGCGACTCTTGCAGCTGGGCGCGCTCGCGCCCCGACATTTGCGAGAGCACCGCCTCGGGGATCTTTTGCCCCTGGGCAAACAGTTGCCAGGCCTGGTCGGAGGCGCGGGCCTCGACCTCTTGCTCGGCCTGCTTGACCAGGGCGTGGTTGTTGCGGATCTGGTTGAGCGCCTTCTCGCGGCGCTGCGGGTCGGTGATTTTGGCGGCGTCGGCCAGCTGCTCGGCGAGCGGCTTGGTCGCCACGCTTGCAGCGAACTGGGTCGCGAACTGGTTGTCGAGCTCGCCTTTTAGCACCTGCTCAACGCGCGCCTGGTTCTGGAACCCGACCTCGGCCTTGTTGGCGTCGTAGTAGGTTTGCGCGGCCTGGGCGTTGACCTCGGCGAGCTTGGTGATTTGCGCCAGGTGCATGGCGGACAGGTTCTTGCCGGCCTCGGCCTGCACCTGCTCGGTGGTCCAGCCCTTGCGCGCGCCGAGCACGGCGGCCTTCTCGCGGATCTGCTGCGCGGTGCTCGCGACGTTGCCCGAGGTGACCCCGAACTGGATCGTGGTGTTGACGTCGGCGGCGTAGGTCTCGTCGGCGTGGCGCTCTTTCTCGGCGTTGACGAACGTGCCCACCGAGTTGATGGCCTGCAGCTGCTTAGAGCTCAGGCTCCTTGAGGCCAGCGCCTTGGCGCGCGGGTCCAGGTCCTTGCCGTAGGTTTCGGCGGCGGTTTTCCACCACTCGTCGGCCGCCGCAGTGTAGCCGTCGACGTTCTGGCCGCGGTACTTTTGCCGAGCCTGGCCGTCCCACTTCAGCCACTCGCTGGTAATTTTGGCTTCAGCGTCGAACGCCTTGGCCTGCGCATCGCGCAGGTCGATGCGGTCGGCGGCCTCGGCCACTTGCATGAGGCCCTGCCCCAGCGCACGCGCGCCCGAGCTGACGTCGGGCGTGTTTTGAAAGGCGGGCTGCAGCGGTTGCGTGCGGACCTGGCGGTCGCCGTAAACAGGAACCTGGGGCATGGCTCAGGGTCCTTTCCGGGTGTAGGTGTACCACTTGTCGGCCACCTGACCGCCGCCGGCCAGCAGCGACCCCGCTGCGCCGTACATGGAGTTCAGGCTGTCGGCACGACCCTGCGCCAGCATGTTCTGGCCGCGGGCGCGCAGGTTGTAGGCCTCGCGCCGGGCGTTGTCGCGCGTGGTGGCGACGTCCGACTGCGTGAAAAAGTCGGTCTGGTCTTGCAGGTCGGCGGCCGTGCCGTAGGTCAGATCCAAGCCTTTGCTGGCCAGGTTCACGCGCTGGGCGGACTTGAGTGCCGCGCCCTTGCGCTGCACCGCCAGGGCGTCTTGCTCACCGCGACGGATGGCGTCGTCGGCCGCCATCTCGGCCATCTGCGCGTTGTTGCGCGCGACCTGTTTGGCGGCGTCGGCCTGGTTCATCGCGCTGATGGTGCTGATGCCAGTGCCCGCCGCGGAAAGCCCGAGGGCGATCATTTGCGCGGTGGTCATGCCGGCGGCGGCAGTGCCGGCGGCAGCGGCCGCAGTACCGGCTGCAGCAGCGGTGCCCGCAGCGGCCGCGGTGCCTGCAGCAGCCGCGGTGCCTGCAGCGGCGCCACTGCCGGCAAGCCAGGTGCCGATGGCGGCAATGGTGGTCGGCTCACACATGGTTAGGCTCGCAGTTCAAACGGGTGGAAAGGCTCACCGAGCGCGCCGTAGGGCACGGCTTCATGCAGCGTGAACCCCAGACGGCGCAGCCAGCGCACGCTGGTGGTGTTCTTCGCGTGCACAAAATTCACCAGGTGCGGGAACGCCTTTAGCATTCGGGCAATGTACTCGGGGGTGCTGCGGACAAGGACACGCTGGTGTCGGTCGAGCACCGGCGTGCCGAGCATCCAGGGTGAGCCGATGCCGGTCAGCACGTTGACCGGGGCCACGCCCAGGATCGCGGCAAGCTCCCCGTCGACCCACCCGCTCCAGCACAGCACCGAGCGGCGCACGCTCGCCTCAATGCCGGCGGCGATGTCGTCCCGACCGTAGGCCTGGCACTCGGCCTGGTCGGCGGCGCGGAGGTTGGCGATCAGCAGCGCGGCGTCGCCCGATGCGGTGGGTCGGATCGAGACCTCAGCCACCGCTCTGGATCTCGAGCGTCATCGAGAGCACGGTGAGCGGCAGCGGCAAATCTTGCCGCACGCAGATCGCGGCGTCCTGGTTCCAGCTCGGGTCGATCGAGAGTGTGAGCTCGCCGTCGCGCAGCGCGGGCGGTGAGCCGTAGGGGTCGGAGATGGCGCGCGCCGGGTACTCGCGCAGGCGATCAAACGCGGGCCCGGCCTTGATCACGCTCGACTGCGACACGCGCAGGTGCACCTTGTTGACGTTCTTGACCGTGCCCTGCCCCGCCGCCTGGGCGCCTTCCATTGCGAGCGGCAGCGTGCGCAGATCCGCCGTGATCGGCAGCCCGATGTGCACCAGGCTTGCGGCCGTGCCGAGCACGACCTGGCCGCCGGTCACGACCTGGCGCGCCTCGACCGCGCCGTCGGCCAGGATGTCGACGGTCTTGCCCTCGAGGTGCGTGAGCCCACTGATTGTGGTGGCCGGGGCGCCCGAGTAGGTGAGCCCGGAGTCGACAAAAAACGCATCGTCCTGGTTGGTGAACAAGCGCGAGCGCAGACGCTCGATGTAGCGCAGTTGGCTGGCGCCGATCGTGCGGCGCACCACGGCGTAGAGCACGTCCTCGTTGTTCTCGGGGACCACGCACACCGACTCGAACGTGCCCTGGGTGTCGTGCGCGTGCCAGCCGTAGACCTGCTGGTCGGGCACGTAGGTCAAGCCGAGCAGCACGCCGTCGTCGCGCACGGCCCACAGGATCGAGTCGGGCGCGCGGCTGTAGGCCAGCTCATCAACCGTAAACCCGTTGAACCGGTGCGTCGCCATGATCGAGGCGTCGACCGTGCGGTAGCTGTTGGCCTCCCAGCTGTAGGAGAGCTCACGCACGCGCGAGCCCTGGGCTTGTACGTACAGGATCGAGCCCGTCGTGACCACCGGCTGCACGTTGGCGGCGCCGGCGTAGCCCTGCGGCTTGATCGTGACCGAGGTGGGCGTGATGGCCGGGGCGTTGTCGGAGTAGATGCGGAACTCTCCGCCGGCGGTGAACGCGATCAGGTCCGAGAGCGCCACCAGGTGGCGGATCTGGTTGTACTGGCTCGAAGCAATGCGCAGCTCCATGGCGTCGGCCTCGCGCGAGGGGATCGAGCTCGTCAGGTTCGACTCGGTGCCGGTGCGCGTGGCCCACAGCACCTGGGGCTTGGTGTTGGTGCCGGCAAACCAGCGGCGCTGCTCGTGGTAGGTGGTGGCGGCCGGGTAGTCGTTGGTGCCGGCGTTCAGCGCGATGATGTCCTCGGGCGGGGAGGCGCTGGTGTCGGGCAGCACGTTGTCGTCGATGATCGAGAGCTCGGGGATCGAGGCGGTGCCGACCACCGCGTTGTCGGTCGAGTCGGTGACCGACTCGTAGGTGAATGTGCTGGCGCCGGTGACGGTGATGACCCAGGCGCCGTTCAGGCTCGCGACGCCGGTCGCCTCGATCAACACCAGGTCGTTGTTGGAGAACCCGTGCGCGCTCGAGGTCGTGACGGTCACGGTCTTGTCGCCGGCGCCCGGGCGGTCGATGGTGCTGATCGTCTTGGTGACGACGCCGGTGTTGGGTCGGGCCTGGCCGATGTAGCCGTAGATGCCGCCGCGGAGCTTGTAGGCGTTGTAGCGCGTCGCCCCGCCCACGGCCGACCAGGTGATGGTGTTGTAGTTGCCGGCGAGCGTGAGGTTGTTGGAGACGGCCTTGGGGGTCGAGGGCAGCGACTCGGTGACCCCGTCGGCGCCCACGGTGGTGACCACGTACTTTTGCGTGGTCAGGTTCTGGTTTTGCGCGACGGTCGCGGTGACCGTGATCGTGGGCGCGTTGGTGGGTGCGGCAAAGGACAGCGTCGACAGCGTCCAGGTGGTGGCGCCCAAGCGCTTCAACTCGCGCGTGGCGTAGCTCGGGTGCGTGATCGTGATCACGTCCGCCGACTGCGTGTAGTGCAGGTCGAAAAGGTCGGCGCCGCTGAAGGGGCTGGGGATCTGGTACTCGCCGCTCGCCGGCAGCGCGTACCAGCGGCCCGCAGCGAGATCCGTCGCGAAGGTGCCCGAGGTGTGCGCGGCGGTGCAGTAATACTTGGTGCCCGCCTGCAGCACCAGGGCGCCGATCGCGTAGACCGTGGCCGTGACCCAGGCGGCGGGCGTGGGCGAGAGCAAGGTGGCGCCGTTGATGTGAAAGCGGATGTATTGGTGCCCGAACTCGAGCACCGCGGTCTGGCTGGCGCTGAAGGTGAACGGGATCAGGCGCACACGCTGCGCCGAGTTGCCGGCGGCGCGAATGAACTCGAACCCCGGCCGGCGCGTGGCCGGGCCGTGAGGGAGCGTCACGAAGTTGCGCGCCAGGGCGAGGCCCGTCTGGTACTTGGTCAGGTCCAGGCGCCCGGCAAGCTCGGGCGTGATCTCACCGCCGGCAAACGATCGCAGCAGGAACTTCGTGCTCATGCGCGCACCGACAAGATGGTGGACTGCGGCAGGTTGTCGGCGCTCGAGGCGTTGGCGCTGGCGGTCGCCGACACGTCCGCCAGGCTCATGGCGCGTTGGCGCATGGCATCACCGACGCGAATGCCCTCGTTGCCTTTGATGATGGGGCCGGCGAGATACGAGCTCAGCAAATAGGAGAACGAGCTCGTGAACGAGGCCGGGAACTTGGTCGAGTCGGTCACGTCTTGCACGTAGACCAGCACCGCGTCGGGCTCGTTGGTCAGGATCACCTGGCCCTCGATGTCAAAGGGCGCGCTGTCGCGGTCGTCGGTGTGGGGCTCGACCACCAGGTCCTGCGTAAACACCGTGATCGCGATCGAGGGCCGCAGGATGCGCAGCGCGCGCAGGCAGTTGGAGGGCTTCACGTAGGCGTAGGCCCAGATGGTGCTTGGGTTGGTGGTTTGCGCGAGCGTGGCGCGCTTGAGCGAGAAGGCCCAGTTGCCGGGCTCGAGCATCTCGGTGCGCGCAACGTCGTAGAACGTCGCGCAGTGGCCGGCCTCGACCGAGCCGTCGGGCGGACTGATCGAGGCGACGCGCGCCTCCGAACCGATGTGGCTCAGGGCCATGTTGCAGATTTGGACGTCAGAGGCCATTCGATTCTCCAGATGCCGGCAGTGTAGGTGGCACGTTTGCGACCACGGACACGCAACAAAAAGGGCACCCGTTGTGCGGGTGCCCTTCCGGTGCTATCAGCGACCGCCGATCAGGCCAGGTCGGCCTTTTCGCTGTGGGCTTGGACGAAGGTTTTAGCTTCTTCCTTGCCCGCCTGCGACAGTGCGCGCGGGGTCTCGCGCGAGGCCTTGGCCGGCTTGACGACGGCCTTGGCTTCGGGCGAGGCGACCTTGGCGAACCAGGACGCCCGGTAGCCCTCGGGCACCTCTAACGTGTCCCCCTTGCGCACGCGGGAACCGTTGTAGAAGGCTGAGGTGATGGCGATCACTTTCATGCACTCACCTCATCAGGCCTGGAACGGCGCGTCGTAGCTCTTCCACTTCGACACGTCGTGCGTCAGGAAGGCGTTGATCTTGCCGGCGGTGACGGTGGTGGTCGCGATAACGGCCTGCACGGCCAGGTAGCGCTCGTAGGCCTGGCCTTCCATCGGCAGCGCCACGATCACCGGGAAAGCCCCGGCGCTCAAGGCGGCGTCGTTGGCGGCGGCGTCGTCAGTCACGAAGTCGCGCGACTTGAAGTGCACGGTCTGGGTGCCGTTGGTGGCGATGGTGTCCGTGGAGTCGGAGACCAGCTGGAAGGCGATCGTGCCGGCGCTGCCGCCGGTGATGATCTCCGTGTCCACGCTGATGACCAGGTACATCGGCTCACCGTTACCGACGTCGCGAGCGACCGACAGGTCGATCACGTCGCCGATGTTGGCCGTACCAGCGCTGGCAGCAACGCTCACCGCGTCGGCAAACTCGAGGGTGTTGTCGAGAATCATGATGGTTTCCTTTCAGTGTTCAGAGGCTGCGGCTTAGACGACGCGGGACTCGGTGTTGATCAGCGCGTCGGTGCGGCGCACGGGGATGTCGTCGAACGTCATCACACGCTCGCCGGCCACGGTTTCCCAGGTCAGGTTCGAGGAAACCTTCTCCAGGATGCCCAGGCGCAGCTTCTCGCGCAGGCGGCGGTTCATGTAGAACGCAGCACGGCCCTTGCCCATCTCGGGAATACGCTCCGACGCCTGGATCATCCAGCTGATGATGTCCTTGGTGTTGGCCAGCGTGTTCAGGGCCGAGATGTCGATGTTGGCGATACGCACGAAGTAGCGCCAGTCGCGGATCGTCAGGCCGCAGTCCCAGCGGTAGTGGGTGCGGTAGGCTTCCATGCGACCACCGTTGCCGTCGACGTTCTCCACCGTCACCTGGCCCTTGTCGGTCATCTGCAGACCGGCGAGCGAGCCCTTCGGGTAGATGCCGTGGCCGGTCTGGTTGCCCCAGACGCACAGCCAGATCGAGGTCAGGTCGGTGTCGTTGCCGCCGGCGTCGATGATGTTGTCGCCGTTCTCGGCCGACAGCGCGTTGTAGCGCGGAGCCAGGCCCGTGAAGGCCTCGGGCTCGGTGCCCTCGTTGCCGTAGAACAGCGTCGAGGCCATCTCCTGGCCCATGCCCTCGATGTGGGCAGCGTCTTCGGACAGGCGGAAGGCGGCGG